CTACTTGCTAACCACGAGCGGCAAATCCAGTGTTGGTGTGATTTTTGTTTTACGATCGTAAATCAACACCTGATTTTCTGTTTTATGCCCGCTGAAAATTTGTTTGTCGCGACTGCTGCCTTCGTAATCTGAGATCCCCTTGGCTTTTATGTCGTGAAAATTACACCCGAACGGAACGCCAACTTTTTGCTCGGCTGCGCGTTTAGCCTGATTCCACCAGTTATTCAGCGTTTTAGCTATGACTTTCCCGCCTTTGGTTGTATTGATCACATATTCGCATGTACAGGAAGATACATTTCGGGCTAACTGGATCGCTGTACGTAATCGCGGTGACCATTCCTTGATTTGTTTGGTGCCGGTTTTGTTTTGCTCAATGTAGATCCCTTTATCCATAATATCCTGCCATTTCAACTCAAGCACATCACCGAGTCTTGCCGCACAGAGATAGGAAATCTCCATTGCAATGCGTAACTGTGGAATTGCTTCCGCATATATCGCCGCATACTGTTCATCGGTGATGTAAACAGTGCGGGCTTTAAGAGAGAATTTTCTGACTCCTTTGCATGGGTTATTCTTCACATACCCACGCTCATATCCCCACCCGTATACTCGACTCAGGCTTGCCAGTTCATGATTTGCCTGGGTCTTGCTCTCAAGCCCTCGTTTATCCATGAAAATTCTTACCTGCTCAGTTTTGACATTATCAGCAAGCACTTTTCCGAATACCATCAGCAACGCCTTCTGATGTTGTCGATAATCTTTTTGGGTTCGGGGGGCCAGTTCTGTAAATGCAGGGGAGTCCATAAACATGTGCCATAATTTAGCTACGGTCATTATGTTGTGGAGTTTTGCTTTTTCCAGTTCATAATTTTGCCAGACTTTAGCTACGCTGGTTTTCCGCACTCTTCCTAGCCCTATACTTCTTGTACTTCCTTCGGGTTTCCACACGTAACTGTAACCATTCGATCTAACCCGCGGTGGCAGTACATTATCTTTTTTATTTTTTCTTGGTCTTCCCATTGTTCAGCGCCTCAAAATCGGGTTCAGCAGAAACCAGTTCAGATGTTTTTGGCATCGTTGTCAGACCGTGTGGAATATCCCTGCGGAGAACTATGGGTTCGTTTTTAGGGCCGATTACAAATGGGATGCCGTGCAGTCTTAACTGGTGTTGCTGTTTTGTGTATCGCTCGTATTTCGTGATCTCTTTAATCTCTGCTGGAGATAGAGTTAATTCGTACATGTGGTCACGTGCCTTTACAGCATGACCGCCGCCACTATAGCTGGTGGGCGGCGATATGGGTTGAACATTAAAAATCAGCCTGACTCGGGAGCAGTTTTTGCCAGATGGCTGAAACGTATTTCGCCTGGTAACGTGCATCGTTCAGAGCGTTATGGCGTTCACCTTCGAATGGAATAGTCGTTCTTGCGTCGAAATCCATCACCAGTCCCAGAGCAACCATCGTTCTTACATCGCGATCATTGGTGTAACGCCACGGGCAGGGGATCCCCTGCCGTTCATATGAACGGCGTAAAATCACGTTGTCGAAAGTTGCACCGTTACCCCAGACCTGAACAAAAAATTCACCGGAGTTTTCGTCGATAAATTCCCGCAATTGTAACAGTGCATCATCTAACGGGATTTCATCGGTCATAATGGCAGATTGCGCTTCGCGTGATTGCTTAAGCCACCATTTAATGGTGTCCCGATCAATGACTCCGCCAGCAGTTTCCAGATCAATAGTCTTACTAAATTCCGGTCCCATATCTCCGGTTTGCGGATCGAAAAATATTGCACCTATTGAGATAATCGGGGCATCAGGATTTTTTCCCATGGTTTCAAGGTCGATCATTAGATGGTCACACGTCCTGCTGGTGGATGTGATAACGTGATGACCGTTCACCGTAATTAAGGGATCTGCCGTCTCGCCAGTTTCACTATCGCTGGCGTGATCCTGAGCGCTACCAGCATTCTCCTTGTGTGGATGTTCAGCGCCTTCCATTTCCTCCGGATCATTTTCCTGAACTTCAACCTGATTCTCTTCATCGAATGTTTCCTGGTATGTTGCGTCACCCATCACCGCGCCACAATCATGGCAGTTGCCACCACCGCTTTGACCGCAGGCGGTGCAGACTTTTTCCGGTTCCTGTTGCGCTACTGGCTCAGGTTGTTTCGTTTCTGGCTCGTTTTGTTGCGTATTTGGGCTGTTTTGTTCCGCTTTCTGGTCGTTCTGTTCCGATTCTTGCTGGTTCTGGTTTACAGAATCGCGGGTTTCCATCCCCTTTACCCATTTCGGATCATTCGGGTCGCTAATCCCTGCAACAAATTCTCCGCGAGAGGCAGCAAGCAACTTATCGGCGTCAGGCTGGCTGATATTGGCTGCCTGCATAATTTTGTTTACTTCGTCAGCGGTAACTTTTACCGGCTCTGGTTGTGCGGTCGTGTCAGATGCACCAGTATTTTGTTGTGAACCTGAGTATGTACTGTTTTTGCGGGCGAAATATTCTTCTTTCGTGATTTCAGTAGCCCCGGCAGCCAGTGCCTTATCCAGACCAGAAAGTTTGTTTGCGCGACCGTATTTTTCGCCATCCTTGTCGGTGAAGAGGAAGTAGAACGGCCCCTCACGCTCTACAGATGGTTCGACTTCCACTTTGCATTCGGTTTTTTCGTTGTCCGGAATTGCCGTTTCCACTGCATCAGTTTCTGGTACTGACGACGAGAGAGTATCAGTTGCGCTCTGATTTGTTCCTTCATCTTCAAACACGCCCTTTGTAGTCAGGTATTCAGTAATGTATTTGTTCAGTGCCACAGGGTCTTTGTGAATGTCGATCGGACGTTCACGGACAAGGCCAAAAATAGTCTGGCGGTCGTAGCGAAGGGCATCAGGCTGTTTGCGCATTGATGTCGAGATACGCTTCCAGTCTTCGCGGTCGTTGTCGATAACTTCATTTTTTGCCCAGCGATGGATGCTGCCGTCAATGTTTCCGGCATCCACATCACCAGGCCAGAGAGCGTAGGCCAGTTCGTCATCCAGTGTTTTCCATGTCTGCTTGTATTCGCGATGAATGGCAGCAATGACCAGGCTGATTTTTCCTGTTGAATTTTCAGTGTGCTGTTGATTGACTCTGGCGCGGGCGAGATCAACAACAGACGTGTATTTTCCGGTTTCCTTGCGTTCACCTTCGCGACGTTTTTTCCAGATGCGCATCTCTGCCTGAATTTCGGGCCATTTGGCACCAGGCTTACATTTATGCTTAACCCACCCGATGGCATGCAGCTTAAGCTCCGGATACATGGCGTTAACTTCTGGCATTTTCATCAACGCTTCAACGATATGTCCGTCGAATGTTGCCATGTCTTCCTGCAACAATTCCTGTGCGCTAATAACCATATCAACGGTGATGTTTTCACATGTGTCGAACTTAACCATGACAGCGTTCTGTACTTCAGGGGCCAGCTTGTCAAAAGTGACGTTCATCGGATCGGATTCAGTCTCAACCGGGACAAAGGAAGCAGACTCCTCATCCCAGCGGTTTTCCTGCATATATTCAGCATCCCAGGAATCGAGGGCAGGGCGGGGTATGCCGGGTTTATCCTCACAGACAATAAATTTATAAGCGCAGTCCTGAGCTGCAGGGAATTGCTCCAGAAATTGCCAATGAAATTTTGCGCGTGCGCGACGCTCATCACCAGCTTCAATGGCAGTGGCCACCGCAACAGCGCTATCTTCTTTTATGGCCTGTTCATCAGGAATAGCAGCGCAAATAAAGACTTTACTCATTTTGTTTTACCTTATTACAGATTTAAGGGTGAACAAATCCCTGCCATTGCTGGCATATAAGAATGAAACCGGATGTTTATTACGGAACTGTTTTAAAGACCTGCCGGGATTTCGTTATTATCCTGGTGAATAACTTTATCGACCGGGTAACAGTTACCGGGAATTTTCTGTTCGGTTGCTGCAGTCACACACTCCTGCATTGTCCTGTGAACACTGACTGCAATATCAACTGGCTCTCCGGAAACAAGAAAAACTGTCAGAACAAGTGCAAATGCTGTATTCATTGCCAGCATCCTTTTTGTATCGGACGTAAACGGGCCAGCATTGAAAGAATGCATATTTTATTTAATAGCTCCCGTTCGTGTTTTCTCTTGTTAATGGCATCTTCAGTAAATACAGGGTTACTGATAGTGACACCAATTTCAAAACAACCTTCAGACGTATTAACGTTTGGTAATAACGTTTCCATTATCGCGTCCTCAACAATGAATTTTGTGATGTGGTGCCTGGTGCCTCCAGGTGACGTTAACCAGTTAACAATTAACGCCGGATACAGAGAATCCACCCATAACACTGTTTTTGGTTTTAACTGTTCCGCGTGCGCTCAGCCGCATTCACCGCATCACAAAATTCACTTTAAAAACGGCGGCAGAGCAGTCACGGAGTAAAACTGATACCGCCAAACGTCACCAGAAAATTGATAACAGAGGGCGTTGCAGCGGGGTTGTCGCTTAAGCGTATGGTCAACCTGACAACCCGGTGTCCTCAACGGGGAAGGAATAACCCCGCCATACTTACCGCCGCGCCATTTCGCGGAGTGCCACAACCGGAAGCGCACGGTCGACGAAAATTTAACGACAGGCTATCTATGAACCAGCTACCTCGCCGTGCGCTTTCGCGTTATGGTCTGACTTTTCATGGAAATATCCTTTCAGTAAACTGTCAGTGCCGGATGCTCACCCATGTCCGGCGCACGCACTCCACCTCACCCGTGGAGAACTCCTTAATTACCAACCTTAGCTTCGTTGGTTAGCTATTAACGCGGGTATGTAATCATTCTGGCAATGCTTAATGCCGCTGCTTTTTCCAGCCTGGTGATATCCTGCTCCAGAGCGGACAGATTTTCAGCCTGCTTAGCCCTGGCTTCATTGGCCCATTTCAGATCCTGCGCTGCATTAATTTTCTGTCGCATCCACTCATAAAGTTCATCATCGGTATAGTCTGGCGAGATGATGACGGGTTCTCGTTTCTGCATACTGATTCCTCGCGGTGCTGCTTCGCTTATCAGCCGTTAGATTTTGCCGAGCTGGAAAGCGCCTGTTTAAACTCACTGAAGCTGAGAGCTTCTTCGCCTTCGGCAAGGCCTTCGAAGTATTCTTCGTAAGCCTTTTCCATGATTGTGTCGAAATCCATATCACTCACCTGAGTTTCTTTCCAGCCAGCGACGGGCACCATTTTCGGTTTTAAACGTTTTGCTTCTGGTATACGTCATCGCGGTAAACGTGCCGTCCTGGTTGGGAAACACGCCGCATACCAGAGATTCGTTGTTGCCAAGATCGATAGTATTCATGCTGACCTCATTTCCCCTTAACGCCGGGGTAGCGGAACTGTTTGCTGAGAACACCGTGCGGTGTCTTGGTGGAGATTAATTTAGAATAACCTAACAAATGTAGCAAGTATTTTTGTTAGATTGGTCTAACAAAAAGAGTGAGGGAATCTAAGTATCTGAAAGGAGTGTTATTTTATTGATTTGTTTTTACGTGCTTTAAGCATTTCTTCGAAGAGTTTATTGAAATTCTCTACTCTTGCGCGCATTTCAGACAGTAAGGCTTCCTGCTCGGAGGAGGGAAGAGCATCGAATAATTCGATCAATTCTTTGTGGCTGGGAGTTAACTCGGTTTCCACATGAAGTTCTTGTGCTGGCACTGGTGCCTTGTCTTCGTCACCAAACATTAGCCATGTAGGCGAGCACTTCAGCGCATCAGCTAAAGCAAATAACCGCTTCCCGACCGGTTGGGTTTCGTCTCTTTCCCATTGTGAAATTGTGACGTGAGCTACCCCAGCGAGGCGTGCAGCTTCTCGTTGTGTTAGGCGTAATTCTTTTCGTCGTGCCAGAACTCGCTGGCCTAGGGTTCTTGTATCCATAGTTAGGTAATTCTAATTTTTCTTGACTTAGGTATCCCGCGCACATTCCTGTTAGGAATATCTAACAAGAGGGGGCTTTGATGCTTAAAGTTGACGCAATTACTTTTTTTGGCAGCAAAACAAAACTTGCCAATGCCGCAGGAGTGAAACTGGCAAGTGTTGCTGCATGGGGGGAACTGGTTCCTGAAGGTCGCGCGATGCGCCTGCAAGAGGCATCCGGCGGGGAACTTCAGTACGACCCCAAAGTTTATGACGAATATCGTAAGGCAAAGCGGGCGGGGCGGTTGAACAATGAAAATCACCCCTGAACAGGTTTGTGAGGCTCTGGATGCCTGGGTATGCCGACCAGGAATGACACAGGAGCAGGCGACGATATTAATCACGGAAGCATTCTGGGCTCTGAAAGAACGCCCGAACATCGATGTTCAACGCGTCACGTTTAATGATGGCGAGGTTGATCAACGGGCGTTGGGCGTTAACCGGGTGAAGATATTCGAACGCTGGAAAGCTATCGACACCAGGGATAAGCGGGAAAAATTCACGGCGCTGATTCCGGCAATTATGGAGGCTATCCGGATCAGCGATTTCAGGTTGTATTGTGAAATTACTGACGGAAAAAGCATTACGTACATGATCGCCGGGTTAAACAAAGAATATGGTGATGTGGTGGAGTCCGGGCTGCTTTTTGCGGATCCATCTGTTGTGGAACGTGAGACTGACGAGCTTATAGAAAAAGCTATTGCTTTCAAGCATGCGTATCGTCAGCAATACCAACAAAAAGCTGGATGGAATTATGAGCCTTCTTTTTGCTGAACGCCCACTGGTTATAAACACACAGCTTGCGATGAAGATTGGCTTAAATGAAGCCATTGTGTTGCAGCAGTTGCATTACTGGTTGAGAGATACCAGTTCCGGTATGGAATGTGACGGGGTTCGCTGGATTTATAACACAACAGAACAATGGCTGGAACAGTTCCCGTTCTGGTCAGAGTCAACGTTAAAACGCGCATTTGCAAGTCTGAAAACGCTGGGGCTTTTGCGTTGCGAAAAGCTCAACAAATCAAAGCGTGATATGACTAATTTTTACACGATTAATTACGAGAGTGAGCTTTTAGATGGTGGCAAAGTGAGCGAATCCATCAGGTCAAAATGCGCCGCTCCATCGGGTCAAAATGACACGATGGAAGAGGTCAAAATGGCACGCTCCATTGGTTCAAAACGACCCAATGTCATCGGGTCAAAATGGCCTGATGATCTTACAGAGAATACAACAGAGATTACTACAGAGAATAAAAACACTTCTCGTCCGGAAGCTTCGCAACCGGACCCGCAGACGGCTGAACAGGATTTTTTAACCCGACACCCTGACGCGGTTGTGTTCAGTGCGAAAAAACGCCAGTGGGGAAGTCAGGAAGATTTGGCGTGCGCACAGTGGATCTGGGGACGAATCGTGAGTCTTTACGAGCAGGCTGCCAGCGATGATGGCGAGATCACGCGACCGAAAGAACCAAACTGGACCGCATGGGCCAATGACGTGCGCACAATGCGGATGCTGGATGGCAGAAGCCACAGACAAATTTGCGAAATGTTTGGTCGGGTACAGCGAGATCCATTCTGGGTAAAAAACATCATGAGCCCGTCAAAGCTTCGCGAAAAATGGGACGACCTGGTCATCCGCCTGGGGCGTTCACCTGTACAGTGTTGTGTGAATCATATTTCTGAACCGGATACCGAAATTCCGCCTGGTTTCAGGGGATAAGTGGTGATTTTAGGGCATAAAGTAATGTTCAGGAGGACTTATGGCAAAAGTATTTACACAGGAAGAGCGGGAAAAAATTAAAGGACAGGTGGTGGAACTCGTGCGCCAGAGCGGTCGTGAGACGTTACGGCAACTGGAAGCTAAAACAGGTGCGACAAGATATCTGATGAGCGTTCTTGCCAGAGAGCTGGTTGCCAGTGGTGATGTATATCACTCTGGCTATGGGGTGTTCCCGTCAGAACGGGCTCGTAAGGACTGGCAAAACGCCCGCAAAAAACTCTCGAGGGCAAAGGTGAAGAAACCTGTTGTGGTTGATCCGGGCCTTATCTGGACATTACCCGACGGAGAAATACGCCGCTACGACAGGCGTATGAACATAATCTGTCGCGAGTGCCGGAAGAGCGAAGTTATGCAGCGTGTATTGGCGTTCTATCAGGGATATGCCTAGAATTGTCACAGGTAATGAAATTAAAGAGTATTGGTTCGGATATGAATTGACATTTTCGCGGCACAGAGCTAAAAATAGCCTACTTGTTGGTTTTGTGTGAAAAGCAGACATTTTGAGGCTCAGGATTTGTTATCAAATAAGACCAATACTTATCTATATTAATACACATTAAATACTGTGCAATACATTATTGCATTTTATTAGATAAGCGATATTTAGGGAAAAGAAAAGTCATAGAAAACAGGCCGCTATTTGTTGTTGGATTTTATAGGCTATATCTAGATTATCTTGCCACTGCGGTCTCTGTTTACCTAACAGCTTGGGCTTCTTTGCATGCAAGTTTGTAATAACAAGAGTAATCAAACGGAATGTCTATTAATCCTAAACTTAAGCGTATCGCGCGACGCTATCCAGCGTTATTCCAATATGAGTCCCCCTATATGGCAAGAAAATTAATAATATTCGGCAACGGTCTCGGTATGGCTTTAGATCCTGCTCACTTCTCCTTAGACAGAGCGTTGGAAGAAATTTGGCATCGCCCCAATTTTTTAAAAGATATCCACAAGCAACTTATCGAGTGTTGTCTTCAGCGGCAAGGTCCACCAGAAGGAGAACATGAGTTGGATACCCTTCACCAGGCTGTCACATATTGTAAAGCTCTTGCTCAAATTGGAGAGGGGAACGTGCATTGGCTTACTGAAGATGGACTAAACTTCCCCAAAATTACCGCCACTTATATTCACAAAGTTGCAACCAGGTTGCATAATTACGATAAAGGTTTGCCACAAAGATTCGAAAATGCGCTTGTGGAGTTTGTAAAGAACACACACTCACATATCGCGACATTAAACTATGACAAATTATTATACAATTCATTCATAGATAATGATATATTCAACGGGTATGATGGGGTTTTAGTTGATGGGATGCTAAGCCACGGATTTTCCTCTGCAGCGCTCGAACGGAAATACAATCGTAGGTTTGGTTATTATTTGCACTTGCATGGTTCACCACTATTTATTAATCAGCATGAAAATGTTTTAAAACTTTCACGCTCACAACTTACTCTTGACATAGATGAACCTAGTGAGCATATAGTGTTAACTCATATAAAAAGAAAACCGTCAGTTATAGCAGCATCTAATGTTCTTTCTACGTACTGGGATTATTTGCAGTTTGCATTATTTGAATCAGAAGAAATAATATTGTTTGGTTACTCTGGTCTCGATATTCACCTTAACCTGCTTATTCGACCTTACCTAACCTCTAAGCCTTTAAGAGTAATTGAGTGGAGCGGTGCTGGTGAACAAAACGCTCGTGAGATATATTGGAAAAACCAGTTGAGACGGGAAGTTACTGTAATTAGGTTGGATAACATCACTGATTTTATTGATTGGTAGCGCAATGCGAAGTTAAAGAGGCAGCCTCATATTTATCAGAGCTGGTGTACGTCCAATACAGGAGGTTATCGTGCTGGTTCTCAAATGCGCGCTGGCTATTGCGGCTGTAGTGGCAATTTATTGTCTTGCTATTGTTCTTATGGATCGCCTTTCTGATTGATTTTATATTGGCGAGGTGACGGGAGTTAAGTAGAATTGCTGCGGGTGCTTGAGGCTGTCTGCCTCGGGCATGCCACCGTAAGGCAGACAGAGAAAAGCCCCAGTTAACATTACGCGTCCTGCAAGACGCTTAACATTAATCTGAGGCCCAATCTATGCTTCACAAACGTAGGTTAGCCTCTTACGCGCCGAAAGGCAAGGAGAAGCAGGCTATGAAGCAGCAAAAGGCGATGTTAATCGCCCTGATCGTCATCTGTTTAACCGTCATAGTGACGGCACTGGTAACGAGGAAAGACCTCTGCGAGGTACGAATCCGAACCGGCCAGACGGAGGTCGCTGTCTTCACAGCTTACGAACCTGAGGAGTAAGAGACCAGGCGGGGGAGAAATCCCTCGCCACCGCTGATGTGTCAGGCATCCTCAACGCACCCGCACTTAACCCGCTTCGGCGGGTTTTTGTTTTTATTTTCAACGCATTTGAAGTTCTGGACGGTGTCGGAATAGAATCAAAAATACTTAAGTAGCGCGCAGGGATAAGAGGGATGGTCCCTTAAAGGGGAGAGCTAATTATCCGGAAGGATTCTGATGATGAACATCGAAGAACTGCGTAAAATTTTTTGTGAAGATGGCCTCTATGCTGTGTGCGTTGAAAATGGAAATATTGTTAGTCATTACCGCATTGTGTGTTTGCGAAAGAATGGGGCTGCGTTAATTAATTTTGTGGATGGTCGAGTGACAGACGGATTTATCTTGCGCGAAGGTGAGTTTGTCACTTCATTACAGGCACTGAAAGAGATCGGAATAAAAGCTGGCTTTTCTGCTTTTTCAGAAGAATAAACTCATCTACAATCTTGCGCGGGGCTGAACTCCCGCTGAGTAACACCGTGCCGCCGGAGGAAACCGATGGCACGCAACGCAAAATATTACAATCATGATAATTCGACCGTTCTTGCCCACACGCACGAGCGGTATTCTCACGCATTTAAGTCAGACTGGTACCAGCATCCCCCATGCACTGAAGAACAGGCCGAATGGCTCATTCAGTGTTACCGCAGGCGCGGATGCGAGGTTAAAAAAGCCCTTAGCCTCGACTACCGTCACTGGATAATCTCCGTCGGGCTTCCTTACTCCGAACGCCCACCGCGTCTGTCCCGCACATTCCAGCAACGCATCTGGAGGTAACGTGCGGGTATTACTTCGACCTGTTCTGGTACCGGAACTCGGGCTGGTGGTCCTTAAGCCCGGTCGCGAATCACTGCCGGTTTTTCATTGCGGCAGGGTGCTGGTGGAGCCGGAACCGAAAAGCATGCGCGGTCTGCCGTCCGGAGTCGTCCCTGCCGTTCGCCAGCCGCTGGCGGAGGATAAATCATTACTGCCATTTTTCAGCGATGAGCGTGTGATTCGTGCTGCTGGCGGCGCTGGCGCACTGTCTGACTGGCTCCTGCGTCATGTCAAATCCTGCCAGTGGCCTCATGGTGACTACCATCACAGTGAAACCGTCATACATCGTTATGGTACCGGCGCAATGGTGTTGTGCTGGCACTGCGACAACCAGCTGCGCGACCAGACCTCCGAATCACTCGGGCAACTTGCTCACCAAAACCTGTCTGCATGGATGATTGACGTCATACGCCATGCAATGAATGGCTCGCAGGAACGGGAATTATCGCTGGCTGAATTATCCTGGTGGGCGATCCGCAATCAGGTGGCGGACGCGCTACCGGAAGCGGTATTACGTCGTTCGCTGGGGTTGCGTGCGGAAAAAATCCGCTCAATGTACCGTGAAAGCGACATCGTACCGGGAGAGCAGACCGCCACCAGCATACTGAAACAGCGCACAAAAAATCTTGCGCCGCTGCCTCACGCCCACCAGCAACAGAACCCGCCACAGGAAAAGACGGTGGTCAGCATTGCTGTTGATCCGGAGTCTCCGGAATCTTTAATGAAGCGACCTAAACGTCGCCGTTGGGTAAATGAGAAATATACGCGCTGGGTAAAGACACAGCCGTGTGCGTGTTGTGGTAAGCCAGCCGACGATCCCCATCACCTGATTGGTCATGGTCAGGGCGGAATAGGGACAAAAGCCCACGATATTTTCACGCTACCGTTGTGCCGGGAGCATCACAACGAACTTCATGCTGATCCGCTGGCATTTGAAGAAAAGCATGGTTCCCAGATTGATTTAATTTTTCGTTTTCTTGATCGCGCCTTTGCAACCGGCGTGCTCGGGTAAAAGAGGTTACTGATGCGTATAGAGTTTGTTTTGCCTTACCCGCCGACGGTGAACACCTACTGGCGACGTCGTGGCAGCACATATTTTGTGTCAAAAGCCGGTGAGCGTTATCGCCGGGATGTGGCACTTATTGTTCGCCAGCAGCGGCTGAAATTAAACCTGTCCGGAAGGCTGGCGATAAAGATTATTGCAGAGCCACCGGATAAGCGCCGCCGCGACCTGGACAATATCCTGAAGGCACCACTGGATGCGCTTACGCATGCCGGACTACTTATAGACGACGAGCAGTTTGATGAAATCAATATTGTGCGCGGTCAGCTCGTTTCTGGTGGGCGGCTGGGCGTGAAGATTTACAAAATTGAAAGTGAGTGAGCATAAATATGATATACCCGGAAATTACAGGCAAAAGCGGTGAGCATTTACGCCTGAAAACGCTGGAAAGTGTCTGGATCCAGGGGAAACTGCGTATGTGGGGGCGTTGGTCGTATATTGGCGACGGTAAGACGGGAAATATGTTCAACCAATTACTGACCTCTAAAAAGCTGACAAAAACGGCAATTAACGAGGCGCTCCGGAGGATGAAAAAAGCGGGTCTGGACAAACCTGAACTTGAGGCTTTTTTGCGGGATATGATCAACGGCAATCAAAAAAGCTGGCTGGCACATTGTACCGATTCAGAGGCGTTAATAATCGACAGGGTTATTGGTGAAGTACTGGCAGGTTATCCCGGGCTGCTCAATGTTCTGAGTCAGCGTTATGTGGGGCGGGGGATGACTAAGCGCAAAATGGCTGAACTGCTGAATGATGCACATCCGGAATGGAGTTTAAGAACCTGTGAAAGACGCATTGAGCATTGGCTAAAGGTGGCAGAATTTATTTTGTACAAACCAATGGTTATGGCTTTTGGTATAGAGAAAAAAGTTATTGCTTTTTGACGTAAAAACTGCTTCAATTCCGGTAAGCTTCGCAAAGCTGTACCGCGAGGCGAATAGCAGACATGGACATTTGAAAGAGCCCGCTTTTTGCGGGTTTTTTTATGACTGAAAAACGGCACGGGGCGTTAAACGCGCTGGTGGTTGCTAATACCGGTCTTTCAACTTGCTGGCTTTTTCGACAAGAGTTATTGGTATGTCACGTTAACCGGAAAATGGAAAAAGGCATGATAAAACAGCAGGATATGACCGAAACCGCCAGAGTGGTGTTTAATGAATTAAGCGTCACCGAACCGGCGACCGCCGGGGAAATTGCGCAGAACACTTATCTTTCACGCGAACGCTGCCAGTTAATACTGACCCAGCTTGTTATGGCGGGTCTGGCAGATTATCAGTTCGGTTGTTACAGACGCCTTCCTCAGTGA